AATATAGTCAGGTTCTACATTCACAATAATATTTTTATCAATATTATTATATATTAATGTAATATCATTAATAATATGATTAACTATATGTTCTGTATCCTTAATATCTTTAATTCCTGTTAATTGTATATTACCATTTTTAAATATCTTAACATTAGGTATATATTTATCATTAAACTTATATATAACAGTAACTTGATTATCAAATCTATTTTTTTTCATAGTATTTTTCTTACTTTTTCTTCTTTTTTTAGGATAAACGCCTTTAGATACATCAGTGCCATTTTTCATAAATTGTACCCATACAATACCTTTATCAGTCCCTTCAATAATATTATCAATAATATTAATATTATCAAAAAGTAATCCTAGATTAATATTGATATCATTACCAATATTAGCGTTGCATGTTATAGTTGAAATTCTATATGGAGAAAAGAATATATTACTCATATTTATTAGTTGTACGTATATATATAAATATGTGTTCTTATATCATTTTTTATATTTTTTGAGAAACTATAATACTTAATTTATTATCAATTGAATTTTTATTTTTTTTAGTATTAGTATTAATATTTTGATTATCTAATTTTATATGCATATTATCAGTTATATTTTTTAAATACGACGTATTTACAATCTCATAACTAAAGTTTGTAGATATCATTGGTGGAAGATTTAAAATATATGTTTTATCGTTTGTATAATGCCCTTTGCGGAACTCTTCTATTGACATTGGGCCATTAAATATCTTCAGTAAAAACCTAGATGGAGCTGGACGAATTGGATGTGTATATCCATAATGTTTGCTTAACATTTGTATTAAACTATTAATTTCCCATACTTTGTCGCTTCCACAATGAGAAGAAAAATTATAGGCATTTGCGCATTCAAGAGAGCAAAAATTCCCAAATAATACATAGGTGTCTGTTTTAATATTATATTTATAAGGCATTCCAAAAGTTCTATTTTCAATTGGATGGCAACACCAATAGCAATTATTATTTGAATTTAAAAATTCTTCTTTTTGATTATTTTTTAAAGAATAATCGCAAGTATTATTATCAATTATTATATTGTCTTGTATCGTACTATAAGTATTATTTTCATTTATATAAAAACAATTTGGCTCATATGGCTCTGGAAATTCATTACTCGTATTATTATCTGTAATATTAAGTTTATTTATTTGGGCATTTGATATAGGTAATCGTAATATAATATCTTCATTATCAACTACCGTTATATCTTTAATTATTGTGTTCATTAAGTTTTTCTTTTTCTTAGGTTCGCTTATCTTATCATCTATAACTTTTGCTTTACGAGGCATATATATGAATTATAAGGGATGTCTTATATTAAATATATATGCGTTTATTATTTATATCTATTTATCAAAATAATTCTTAAAATATACTATATTCTTTATTAGAGCGTCATTAATCTGATCAGAAGGATTTTTACTGCTAGTTTCAAAAGTCAAATTGTTTTTTGTTGATATACATTTCATTTTAATCTCTTTAATCTCGTTATTAAGCGAATTTATAGTATCTATTAAATATTTGATTATATATCCTGATAATAATATCAATATCAATACAAGTAAATCCATTCTCTTTTTATTAAAGACATATATAAAAATAATTTAAAATAACATACTTATTTCCATATAAAATTACCACTACCACTATTAACAGAAAATACACTAGTTGCCTTTGAAAATATTATTAGATCAAATGTAATACTTTCCTTTCGTTGATAAGGAACACCTTTTTGTTCCATTAATTTAAATAAATAACTGAATTGATCTTTTGTTTTATAATTACTATCAATAGTAATTTTAATTCTTGTATTAATCATTTGATTATTATATGAACCAGCGCTCATTATTTTTTCTGGAAATAGCGAAAACGAATAACAATATATTCCTGTTCTTGGAACATTAGTATGATATTGATATGGTTGAATATTATTATAATAGTATGCTTTTTCATCAGCGCGAATTATAGTACCTGCCCATGTAATTTCAGCTCTATCTAAAATTCCCATATTTTCATTATACAAATGCGAAGCAGTATAGTTATCGTATATATTGAAATTTAATTCAATATCTTGTCTGCGTATGATCCATATTAACTCTTTAATATGATTATTCGCTGTTATTACATCACTAATCGCAGAAGAATCACTATACGTAATCTTTCCTGGATTAACATCTCTTGTAACATATTCTACTACATATTTTACAATACTTTCATTTAATAACGATGTTTTTCTATATCCACTTTCAAGGAATATATATGTAATATCTAAATAACAATTTAGATAACTTTCGCTATTTATAAATTTTGTAATATTAAAATTATTTAACCCATATATTATCTTATAAAAATATGGAGAAACATATAATTTAAGTTTATCACACCATACTTGATATAATTTTTCAATATTATTAAATTCAACTTCAACAGTAATCGCTTGTTGTTGTAATTTATATAATGGTAATGCCAATGATGGATTTCGCGTGAACCAAAAATTTAAGGGAACCTGTAGTAATCTTCCTCTTATTGATGGATTATTTATATCCCTTATATTGCCTGAACTTGGATATGTTTTATTAAATAATACATTACTTTTAATAGTATATCTTGTACTCTTATTAGATGGCCCACATAATTCAGGTATATTCCCTATTAATTTATTATATTCAATGCCATCTTTATTAGTTAATTCATTCCATACATTCATCCATTCCCCATATATTCTATCAATAATTACATTACCACTTCCATATATTGTTGCTGATAAAATAATAACATGACCTATATTATTAATCCATCTAAATCTATGTTCGTCAGTAGAATATATATCTGGTAAATTAAAGCATAAATACATATTACTGATTAAATCTCCTAAACGTCTTACCCTGAATATATACTTTTTTGTACCGTTTATAGTATTATTTAGGTTCCATGTTTCACCTTCACTATCTATTCTCTTATTTTCCATAGAAAAGTTAACATGTCTATTATATACATATTTATAGTAATTGATACATGGATTAATATTAATATACGAATCCATCTGTCCAGATAAAACTAATTGTGTTAATCCACCACCCATACTAAGATATTATAATTAAGATACTTTAATATTATCTTATATATTAATAATATTAATTCATATATTGATAGATTTAATCATAATTTTTTATAAAATTATATAATTTTTCATATGTCCTTTCTTCTTCAAATGAAGCAATAATAGTATCATTATTTACTGATTTATCAATAACAACAATTGTTGGAAAACTAGATATATTTAGAAGGTTGACGCGTTCTAAGTGTTCGCTTCTATTGTATTTTTTAAGAGTTACATTAACCCACACAATATTATTAAGTTTTTCCCATATACCAGAATCATTGAATTCTATACAATGACCACAAGTATCCATATAATAATATTCTACGCTATATCTTTTATTATCACTATTAAAAAACCCTTCTTGTATTATTTGCCTATTCGCAATTAATACCGCAAATATAAATATTATCAAAATTATAATAATATAGCTTGATATCCCTTTACCTTTCCTAAATTTCATTTTATTCTAACATAATGATATATTATTAATATATTATAAACATAATATTAATATATTTTTAAATTATATTATTAATAATTTCATAATTATTATTATATTTTTTATAAATAGTATCCTTTATAATATCATTTTCATATGTGAATTTTATAAATGTATAAAAATCATTCATTTTATTTGAAATAATATTATTTAAAAATTCTTCAAATAAATCAGATTTAATTAAAAATATTCTATAATCTAATGTGTCGTAGTTAATATTAGAAATAGTATTAATTACATATACACTATAATCTTTATTTTCTAATAATTTTTTATACTCTAATACATCATCATTACAAACAACAATTGTTCTATATATTAAATGAGATTTATAAATATTATCTAATTCCTCCACAAAATTATTTTTTAAATCTAATTTCATATTATATATATAATATAATATATATAATATATATAATATTTATATATAAGATTATTAAATATATTTAGTATTATAATGGATGATAAAGTAATTAAAATACATCTATCTATATTCCTAAATAGATACAATAATAATAATAATAATAATATAAATATCCCTGAAAATATTATTAATAAGGCAGAACATCTAAGAAAAACATGTAATTGTTTTAATTCATTATACGACCCTAAAATGATATGGGAAAAAAAGTTATTTTACAGAAAGGAAAAAAGTGGATTAAATGGAATGAATGGATTAAATGGAATAAATGGATTGAATGTAAATAATAAGGGGAAGGTTCATATTATTATTCCAGATTTTTCTGATATATCTACTACAAAGAGGACATTAGTTGGATATTTAAATAAATTAACAGTTAAGAATAAAGATGTAATTTATGAAAAAATCAAAGAGATTATAAATAATAATATGAATGAAGAAGTATTTCTAATAATATGGTCATATATTAAAGTATCTACAAATGATAATAATATATATATTAGATTATTAGACTACTTTGATAATGAG